ATATGGGCTACCTACGGTGATCGGATTCCATGAAAAATCCCAATAAGGTGGGTCGTCAATCAGGTATTCGTTGAACGTAGATGACAGGTAATACCACTGATCTCTGGTTTGATCTTTGAAAGCCATTGTGTATGTGCCATCAAGAATCCCGTCCTTCAAGTCAGATTGACTCGGGAAGGATGCCGGACGCACTGGTGCTGGATTGCTTGCGCTAAACGCCTTCAGCATAAGCACCCCCTAAAAATGGGGGAAGCAGAGACCCGCCAGCCTGCCTCCCCCCACACAGAAGAAAGGCCTAGTTTAAGCGAAGGTGATTGTCAGAGCGCCAACCGCAATGTTGACCGTGTCACCGTTCTGAACAGTCACAGCGCCACCAAACGAACCGTGGAACATGGCGTTGCCATCTGCCACATCGGTTGCCGCATCGGCCAGGTGGAGCGAGAAGCCGTTTACCGTGGTGTTCCAGTCGGCGGTTGCCGTCCAGGTCACAGCGGCGGTGGTCGTACACTGACCATCGGTCTCGTTCGCCGCCAACTCCTCAAAGGCAACCTGCTTGTGGTCGTAACCACCAGCGACGGTTACTGCAGTTCCAGTGCCCATGGTGTCTGTGGGGTCAGCGCTGTATAGTCGAATCCAGATTTTGCTGTTGCTATTTGTAACGGTCGCACCGGAGTCGTTCCAAATCAGGTTCCCTGTCGGTCCCCCAGTTGGCGCCCACGCATCCCCATTTAGAATCAAGGTAGCCATAGCGACCTCAAAAAACATCCGTCATTGCAGACATTAGTCTTCCCTTACTTTTAGGGCGCCGGTTCCGAAGGCTATTTCTTCATCCGCCGCCAAAGTCCTATTTACTGACAGGTCTTTCCAGTAAAGAAGATTTCCTGCCGTTTCAGCGTCCCAGATTCCTATGCCGACCACTGTCTCGTTGGCTGTGTAGCCCACTGCAGTTGTCCACGAAATCGTTCCGCTATTATCCACGTACCGCTTGTTTCCGTCGCTCGCAGGGCCTGACCAGTACGGACTACCCTGGCTTGACTGTTGGTAAACACGAACCCTCGACATACTCCACTCGGTACCAGCGTCGTTGTCTCCGGCAGGGTTGGTCACAAACAAGTTCACGTATGTAGCGGCGGCCCCTGCGACTGACTGACCTAAAAACAAATCCAACACTCGGTCAGATTGGTAGAAAGTCTTACCAGCCACAGGAGCCTCCACTCAACCGATTAGTGGTTCGGAATGATGACCATCTGCTTGGGGTCCATGCGAATGGCTCCCAGGCTGAAGTCGTGGTAGCACTGCAAGGAGTATCCACGCTCGGGGATCTCGTCGAAGCGCACGCTCATCTCGTCACCCATGCCGAAAATCATGGCCTGATCCGTGTACAGGTAAGCGTAGTGACCACCTGTAGCAATGGTCAGATCATCGTTGGTGGCGTTGAAAGTGCTGATGACCGTCTGAGAAGTAATCTCAGGGCACACACGGAACTCAACGCCCAAGAAGTCAACGGGTTGGCCAGACTGAAGAGGACGCAAAGCGTTGAAGTCAGCACTGGTGTACTGGGCTTCCGCCATCAGTTCAGAGACACCCGCCGGAGACATGGCGCAGTAGACCTTAGTTCCCGAAGGAATACCGTTGGTCTGCATGACCTCAAGACCTTTGAGGATCTTGGCCAAGTGCAGGCGAGTAGAAGCCGTTGTGGTGCCGAGAAGATTCTGGGAAGCCACAAGGATCTGCTGACAACCAGACTCTCCAGCGATTGACGCATCAGCCTCGATCAAAGCACCAATGGTGCCATCGATGGCGTTACCAGCCGCAGAGCCAGTGACGATATCAGCAGATCCACTGTCTGTTCCGATAGGAATCTTGGCAGTAGCGCCATCTCCTCCGTAAGCCACGTCCACGTCCTTGCGGAAGGCCTGGAGGTAGATATCTCTTGCGTCGGTAGTCTCGGCGTTAAGAGTTGAAGAAGCCGCATTGTTGGTGTAAAGATTCGTCTCACCACGGAAAGCGTCAATGATGACGTTATCCTTTTTGCGGTTGAAGGCGGCGGCCACGTTCATGACGTAGGTTCCGTCCGGCTGAATCGCACGCATGAGTCCACGCTCGTCACGAGGATCGAACAACTCAGCGAACTCCCAGAACTGAGGCTTCAGTTCACGGCGCTCGTTGCCGGTCACCTTGTACTGAACGTCGTTGCCCTCGGCACCGTACTGAACTCCACGGCCACGCTGGGCAAGAGTCACTGACTTGTAGGAGTCGAGAACCAAGGGGTCGCCCATAAGAACCTCGGGAACACAGGTGTCGGAGAGAACCGAATCCATGTTCTGGGTCTTCAGGCGAATGGTATCGGCGTAAGCCGTTTTGAACAGATCGATGTAAGAATCGGTCTGACTAGAGCCACCAGCACCCGGCCAGCCAGCGCTAAAAGATGGATATGCCATGAGGACATTCCTTCCAAACAAAAGTTAAAACTTGAGTCGGTAGGTTGTCCAGGCGTCTGGGCCTTCCTTGGTGATATCGCTCACCATTGTCGGCAGTCTATCCCGCTGTCTTGCTTGGCCCGGAGGTTGTCAAGCCTGTGTATCCTTACAACTTAACAACCCCCGGCGCAAGGACTAGAACGGATTATTTTTTAATCTTGGGTCAAACACGCTCTGGTAGCCACGGTTGATCAGTTCCTGCAACTTCTGGCGGTACTCGTGCTGGACCTTCTCATGCTCTGCTTCCCGGCGGTTCTGGAAAGCCTTGTGCTTCATGAGTTCCCGGATATTCATTGCCAGTTCAATGTCGTCGCCGTGCTCGTTTGCCTCAGCAGTTCCACCGTCGGTGGGTGCGCTTCCGTCTGCCATCATTTCTCCAACCATATTGAACAACTCCAAGGCTCCAGAATCCCTAAGATCCACCTGGCCCAAGGTTTCTCCGAGTTTCTCATTCCTACTTGCCAGCGTCTCCAGAGCCGTCTTCGCTCTGTCCACTACCTCGTCGTACCGCTCTCCGTAGGTCGATTTTGATTTTTGCTGCGAGGTTGTGAGTTTTTCCTCCCACTCGCCCTGCTGGCTTGCGATCAGGTCCCTCTGCGCCTCCGCTAGAGTTTTCCACTGGTCCTTCGTCAGGTGCGCTTTGTGCGCCGCTTCTCTGGCTTTCGTTGCCCATTCTTCAGTCCCTTCTTCAATCTCATATCCATCAGCAGATTCTGGCGCCCCCAGTCTCTGAAAGAATGCCGAGCGTTCTTCAATGCTGGCCTCTGGAGTAGGTACACGCACAGATGAACCCATGTTTTTTTGCAACTCTTTGTAACTTCTTGCCAGAGATTCCACGTCTTTGAACTTCTCAAGGAACCCCTCTCGGCCCTCAAAGCCCTCAGGGATCTGGTCTTCAAGACTCATCTTTGTTCTCCTTGGCGGCTCGAATGATTGCCGTTATCTTCCAGTAAACGCTTCGCTGACCCAACCTTTTAGCCATGGCGATGACGTCAATCGGGACTTGATCCCTCTCGCCCTCTGAGGCCTTGGCATGATTAATCAGTTCCTCTGGCTCAATAGTATCCTCGACACCCAGCATGACTCGCAAGTGGTCGAGCACTTCTTTTCCAGCGGGTGATTCAAACGTGGCGAGGTACTTGTCTTCTATGTTAGCCAATCGGCGGTCCTTCCTCTGGCGGCGGTTGCATTTGTTGCATTTGTTGTTCCTGATCCAGAATCCGCCGTTCTGCCGCCTTAGCCGCTCTGGCCTCACGGATCTGGTCAATCTCTTCTTGTGTTCGGAAGATCGTAGCAGGCACGTCGCTCATCTTCGAGTCGAAGGAGCGGAGCCTGTCGGGGTCAATGTCCTCCATGAAAGAGGGGTCCTGCGTTGCCTGGAAAAGAGCAATCCTGCGCTCCAGGAACGACATGACTCGCTGGGCAGAGTCTTGCTTCTGTGCAGAGAAGAAGGGCGAGGAGAACTTCACCACGCCGGAGATATCTCCACCCAGTGCACTCGCTAACTCCACAGCCTCAGGCAGTTCTTTGCGACGGGCCATGATCCCCACTAACACTCTGGATTATCGGCCCAAGAAACTCGTTGTTGATAATGTCTGCGGCGGCGGCCAGTCTTTGCAGGCTACGGGCCTGACGCTGACGACTCTCTTCCGCTGACCTCGGCTGGCTTGCAGGCTCGGCAAGAACGTCTGACAGGAATGCCTGCCTGATCTGATCCCTGTCGTCCCGTGCAATCTTGTCCGCCGCACCGTAGTCCGCACCACTACGCAGGTAGTTGGGGGACACCTTGATCGGAGGCCTGGTCACCATGATTCCACCATTAGCGATATCCATGTCGACCATGCTGTCGTCTTCCACCATCAACGGTGGGTTCAAGTCTTTACCGGCGGCCATAAGGATCTGCCTACGCAGTTCACTCAGACCCCGTGCGTCGGATCGAGCGAGGTGCCCCCGCCCTCTTCCGTACTCTTCTCCGTCGACACGGTGTAGACGACTGACCACATACGGGGCCACGTCGTACCCGTCCTCCTTGACGACCTCTCCGCCCCCGCCTTCCGTGACGTACACGCTTCGATAGGTCTTGTTTGTCTTCGACGGGAGCCCTCCGTAAATCTTATTCTCGTTCTCGTAGATAAACTGATAGTAGGTCACCATTTCCATGGCATTCCCAGAGTCCATGTTCTTCATGACCTCTACGCCAGGGTTCTCGAAGTATCGAACGGCGTCTATCGAAGGCATCTCAAACTCACGGCAAATCATGAGGATTCGCCCACCCTTACCCTGGGACCAGTACATGCGCCCAATGGGCACGGCTTCAAAGACAATGCCGCTGTTATTTGCGGGATTGACGGGCTCTTCTTCTACAAGCATGGTGCTGTTTCCCAAAACCACCAGGTCCCGCAGTGCGGCAGTTGACTCGTTGTAGAAGTTACTGTCCTGCAACTTGGCAAGGATTCTTTGTGCGGTAATGTCCAAGGCCTCACGCACGGCGGAGTCCCCCTGGAAATCATAAGGCGGCTCCAGCCTAAGCCAGTCCTGAGACGGTGGCAGAAGAGAGCCCTTCATGAAGTTGACCAGTTGGTCTGCCGCAATCATGGCTGTCGAATCGAACACCGGCGTAATCCTGCGGCTACCTGCGGCCTTCTTCGTGGTAATGTCCCCACGAAATGGCATCATGTAGTTCGATATGTCCTGCCACGCAGTTTCGTGATTTGCCCTGGTCTGCTTCATTTTCTGCAAACGGCTCATCCGTTCTTGGACCTCAGTCATTGCTACCCTCCAAAGAAGTCATCTTCCCTTATGCGTAATCGCATTGTTCCCCGCTCCATGCTGGCAGGTTTTGACAAGTGTAACATCATCAGGGCTTTGTGCATGGCGTCGATGCAATGGTCTTCCTGACGAGGTACGATCTTGCCTCCCTTGTGGCGGTACCTTCTCATCTCCTGCATAAGTTCTTGTGTCCCCCGGGACATGAATGTCAACAAGCCCTGAGCCATCATGTCTAGCGCTGTCTCGATAATCGTCATGACCGCACGGCTCTTCGTACCCGTCATCTTGTCAACCATGTGAGCCGCCTCGGGTAGCACGTTCACACCGAAATCCCTGAGTTGAGACACCACCGTACCACTACTCGTCTGCCTCATAGCATCGTGTGGCCAAGCGACAGGGATCGACCCTGCACCCATAGCCAACAGCCGGCTAGCGAAGTCTGCCACTGTGATGTCCTCGGCCTTGAAGTCTTGTATCACATAGGTAATCCCGGAGTTTCTATCCGTGCCCATTTTCACAGCCGACCACTTTCCGACTGTGTGAGCCAGGTCGATACCTATGATCTGGTTAAAATGATCGGGCACCTGGAAATCTTCTGTCATAAGCAGGTGCTGAGGTATGTTGTAGATCAATCCTTGGCTCGCCACCGGGCGACCGTAGAGCCGGGCCTCTGCCAGCGGGTTGTTCTCATATTTCTTCAGCAGGTGCTCCCGCTGACCCTCATCCATGTGAGTCGCAAGGGTAATGTCGTAGTTGATGAGTTCCTTGATCTCCTGCTCGGGATCTTCAAACATCAAGTACAACTCTGTCTCACCACGCAGTGGCGTCATGGCAATATCCACATGTCCACCTGTTGCGTTGGTACGAGCAGACAGTTCCTCGTACACCATCATTTCCGGTTCCTCGTCAATCGCCACAAGGTCCAGTGAGTAACCCTGGAGACGACGCCAACCAGTAGAGTACGAGAAGACATAGGCCTTGCTGTACCCGTCAAAGTTTCCGTATTTGTCGTGATGCTTTACTCGGAAGTAATCGACTTGGTTGGCTACCCCCCCGGTCATGCGAGTAATGTCTTCGCTTGGATCAAATGTCCCCATAGGGAAATATCCAGCGCCCCGATCTTCAGGAGGCCCTAGGAGTCGGTTGACCAACAAGTCCCTGGTGGACTGTGCCGTCTCCCCTCCCAGAGCCGCATTGATCGGCTTATTAAAGCGAATCCCCTTGTACCAAGAAGGGTATAGACCGGTCATGTGGTAGGTGAACTTCATCATGAGGGCTGTAGACTTGCCGGCCTGGTTTGCCCCAGTCAACATGCATTCCTTGCTGTGACTGTTGATAAAGTCCCGCTGTCTCCCGTTCGGGTCTATATCCCCGAGCAGGTCCTTCTCACGTCGAGCGGCGAGTTCCTGCTCAATCTCAACAAGACGGAGTAGTTCTTCTTTGGTAGGCTCACTCATCGGTATCCAACCTCGCCGCCCTCATTTCCTTGAGCATTGCTTTGAGTTCGTTATCCGACATGTGTTGCAACTCCACAACCTTTTCCGTTTTGGGTTGCTCTTTTGGTATGACGGTTGGAAGGATGGACCGGCCCATGAACATCAAAACCTTTTGACCTTCTTCAGTAGTAGGGTCTGCAAGGGCGGCCATTTGTGCCAGTTTGTGAAACAAGCCGGCGTCGTGAAGCATTTCCAGGAAGTCCTGCTTTACGGCATGAGGGTCCCTATACACTACGGACGAAGGCGCCGGATCTGACAAAGATGGGGCATGATTTTCTCTGGCGAGTTCATAAATCTCCCTAAACTCCTGGTCTGTTTTCGTCAGATTCAAAGCCATTTCAATGGGAATGCCGGTAGATACACAAGCCTCCTTGAAGTTGGCCCCCTCCTCTACTCGGGCTTTGACCTTGTTCTTGATGTCTAGCCGAAGCAACATGGCGTCGTGATCTGTCATTTTTCTCCTTGGAGCGCCATGTTGAAGTGCGACCGCTGTCAAGACAACTACGAGTTTTCACCTACTTTGGTCCAAGGCAGGAATCAGGACTACCTCATCTGCCCTCTTTGCTCGTATGACCTTAGACGGAACACCGACGGGTTTGTTCGCTCCCGCAACAAAAACTGGACGGGAAGAATCTGTGGACATATTATAGCACACATAAAGGACTTACGCAAGTACAAAAAAAGAGGTTGACGAACCAAACCGTTTATGCATACTGAGTCCTGTGGGAACGGTCCCACTCAGAGAGGAGTTCAGTCATGAGGCTGAATAGCATTGTTATTGGCGGGAACCTGTGCGCAGATCCCGAGTCCAAGGACGTGGCCGGGGGCCATGTTCTGACCACCTTCCGCATTGCCAACAATCACGGGCAAGACAAGGTGAGTTTTATCAACGTCGAGTGCTGGGGCAAGACCGCAGAGACCTGCCGTCAGTATCTCGAAAAAGGTAGCGGGGTCATTGTCCAAGGCGAAATGATCGTCGATACTTACAAGGATAAAGAAGGCAACAACCGCAATAAGGCTTTTGTCAAAGCCTACAAGGTTGAGTTCCTTCCCCGGAGAACTGAACGTGAAAAACACACCTCTTCACAAAGCCAATCCAACAACCAGCCCAACGAAGAAGTCCCTTTCTAGGGACGACTGGCTGACGGTTGGTGAGGCGGCTTGTATCTTGGGCGTCAGTGCCCAGCGCATCGGTCGACTGTGCGCTGGCGCCCGTTTTTTATGCGTTAAGTTTTCGGGGGTATGGGTAATAGATCGTGCAGATTTCCAAAGGTTTGCTGGAGTTCCTAGAAAGCCTGGGAGACCATCAACCCCTGAATCCATCCCACATAATGAACAAGATGCCGAGCCTACACGAACTGCGTGGGTTGGTTCCGAGAATCATCAAGTCTGACGAACTTGAGTTCATTTACGAAAAACATGCGAAGTACGACTGGTGGTTTCCAAAAACCCGGATCGGCTTCATGTTGTTTATCAACCACTTCTTCCGCATTCGCACGGACCCTCGATTCTTAATCAGCGAGGCGGTTCAATGCCATCGCATTACCGGAGCCAGGCACAAGAAGCAACGCTACGCCGAACTCATGGGGATGGCTGAAGAAGCATTGGAGTACGGGTGTGAATCCCTTGCTCCCCAAGCCTTCGCCTTCCTTGAGTGGTGGAAGTCCAAGCGCCGAAGGAAGTACCTACCTCGAACAGATTACTTGGGTAGAGCAACTGTTTTTCGCACGGGTATTAAGTCCTGGGGAACGCAATTGAGTTCCCAAGTTTTCTCGTGCAGGACTGCGGCAGAGCGTTATGTTAGGGACCATTTCCGTCTCAAATATAATGCGCTGTTGGAGGAAGAATGACATACAGATATATGGGTGATGCCAGCCTCTATGAGGTTGTCGTTTCAATACAGAAGGAGAAACATGGAATCACCATCCAACTTTTCAGAGCGCACACCTCTGAACCATACGGGGAACTCCAAGTCCCCAAAGCCCACGCCGGGCGACTCGCAGATCTTCTCAAGGAGTACGCTGGAGGACATTCGAGGGGAGCACAAACTCCCCCGAAAGACTCCTGACATTATACTCAAAGCCCTTGCGATCTTTCCCGACTCGCACGTTTCATACATTGGGAGGAAGTGATGTACAACGACCGGTTCTTTAACGAACTTTTTAAGCCTGGAGATGTCGTCAACATTCGAGGATTCGGCTCTGACGTTCCCGTCTCCAGTCAAAACATCAACTGGTCTGAGGACGGTTTTGCCTTTGCGGAACAC